AGGAATTGCTCCTTCAGCGCCTTATCCTGGGCAATAAATTTTGCGCCTCTCGACGCAAGCCACTGCCTTGCTTTCATTATAGGAAACAAGAAGTGCTTTGGTTCGCTTGGCTCGCTCATAGTGATGGGGTCAGGCAATATGCCGATGCGCAGGTAAGTCTGACGCATAAGGCTTGGATCTGCATCGCCACTACTTAGTCGCTTCTGAGTGGCTGCGACTTTCTCATATCGTTTGCCAACCTCCTCAGTAATCCCTGCCTCCTCACATATCGCCTGCACGTCCTTACCCTCAGTCCGTGCTACTGAAATAATCTCGCCAGCGTCAGATGCCAGTGAGATTGTCCTGCCTACCAGCTCAATCGCCTTGTCCCGCGTTTCGTTTAGTTTGTTTATTACGGATAGTAATTTCATTTCTTAATACCTTTCTTTAGTGCGGCCATGTTGAATTTAGGTGCTTCACGTCGCCGCTTTGCGTGAACACGGTATGCCCGTTTTCGGTAGGATTCGCGGGCCTTCTCGCTCTTCTGCGATCGTGCTCGGATACCCAGCCGGTCATAGACTTCTGTGACTTTCTTACTGATCGCCTGCTTAGTAATGCCGTACCGCTTAGCCACGGCCGTCATTGATTCAGGCGAACGGTTAAGAGATATGTTCAAGACCGCATGCCCCAGAGTGTCCGTTCGGTTAGCCATAGCCGGGTGATCGGCAGACTTATCCATAAGGTGCTCTATCACTTTTGTGATAGTCGCAACTGTTGATGTGGTGACCGTAATCTTTAGGTCGTCGCATGACTCAAAGACCAAATCTTGCAAGCTATCGATCATGCTTGCTGGATGCGGAATAACCGCTGGGATTCTTTCGATTGCTTCTTGGTCTATCATGATGGATGGAAATCGCCCCTATCGATGGTCAATGAATGGAAACATCGAACCCTATCAATGGATATCCCCTTAAAGGGGGGATATCCATCAATAGGAGTTCTACCTATTTTCGGTGATAGGGTTTGAATAAGTGGTGATAGGCTTTTTAGGCTCATTTTTCATCCTCATTTAGTACGTATTTTTTATGCTTTTCAGTGCCTGTATTTTTAATCAGGCCATCTGACTCCCAAGCCGCCGTCAAGTCGCGGCTCTTGGTATGACCGACTTTTGACTTATTGCGGATGCAGCTTTGGAGATCACCCGCGCTTATACCCTTTGCGACTATGTGCTTGTAATCCTCAAAATTAACTACGATCTCTGGCCTGCCTGCCGTCTTTCGTTCCGGCTCATCTGCCGCAATCCACGCCAGCCCCACATCGCTATGACGCAGGTTGGCGTGAGGCTGCACTGCATTTTGCGCTATAATGCCCGTAGAATTGAGATTAGAGCGTTTACCGCGCTTGGTTACCTCAAGCCTATAAATCCGCTTTCCTTCGGCATCGTCGCCACAAGGCGCAAGGGTTAATACGCTCCTTGCCCAATTCGTCAGCTCGCTTGAGCCAAAACCGCTATACGCCTTGTCTGCGCCTTGGTATCCGTTGCCTTCCCTAACTGGCTTAGGGGTGTGGTGAATTAGCATCCACGCAAACCCAGCCGATAGGGATAAAGGGTTGAGCATATTGCGCAGAAATGCGCTTGCCGTCTCTTGGCTGGATAGATCGCCTCCGATGAACGCGAGCAAGGGATCGATCCAGACTAGGTCAGGCTTATGCTTTTCGACTAAGCGACGCACGCGATCGACAAACTTCTCCCCAGTGGATGTGCAATCCCTAACGATCGTCACGTTGGCCATGACTAAAGCCTTCTGCTTTTCGGTAAGGTTCATCGCCTTAAACACTCCTTGGATCGATTCAGCCACGTCTCCCTCGTCGTTCTCGGCCTGAATGATTAGCGACTTCAGCCCGTTGCCATGTGGGTTGATCCCAAAGAAAGACTCAGCGATCGCCCAGGTGATAGCGGCCTGCATACACAGCACGCTCTTTCCGAGGCCACTGCTGCCTACCCACAACGCCGAGCCGCCACGGCATATCCAGCGTTTACCTAGTAGCTGGGTTGGATCTTCAGTTTCCTTAAAATTAAGCAAATCGTCCCACTTGTACGGATCTGGAATATCGCCAAATAAAATGCGTTCTTTCCATTGTAAGAATGAAATCGAGGGTGTGCCACATTCGACCAGCTCTTGCTGATTACCTGTGGCCGTCCTCATAGCACCGGGCAACCTAGACAACCTCCCTGCGTCCTTTGTCGATGAATCAACCTTACTGTGCTCTAAGTGCTTAAATATAAAATCAACACGTTCAGTAAATTCAGCTTCGTTATCAGCGTCAATTTTCACCCATGCGTGCAGACTTCGTGATCCGCTCTTTATTATGCAAGTGGTAGGCAATCCGCTTTTCTTAATAATTTTCCACTGCTCATCCAAAGTGCTTTCATCAAATTCAATTAGGACGTGACGCCATTTAGTTACATGCTCCTTCTTGCGCCCCTTTCCATTATTAGGATTAATTGAGACGTACACTCCAACGGCTGATCCCTGCCACTCTTTAAGTCCGTCTCCCTTATAAAGCTCTAACCACTCCTCGCGTTTTCTTGTTTCCCCAGTACCGTCAGGCCGCTCGCGATCGCCGTCCTTAATGGATCGACAGATATTAATGCTTTCTCCTAGCTCAAAAGCTTCGGCTAAAAATTTCTCTACTGGCTGGGCCTCTACGCTTTTAGGCATTTGAGGCACCGGCAAATCCTCCCGCACGATCGCCCCGTTCTGATAGGCATACTTGGCCTTTGGCTTCCACGCCTCCCTGGCTGGCTTGCTGTAAGCGGATATGACGGCCTTTACTGCTTCGTTCTGAGACAGCCCTACCCTCATACCCCACTCTTCTGCGTTAGTCGTAGCGTCGAACTCCGTCAGCCCTTGGTCGCGCCACTGGCATGCCAGCTTAAATAGCTGCGTGTTGCGTTCGCCTTCAGCGGCCCCGTTGCGGTGGATGGCTTCGATTGAGGGGGGTAGGGGCGAGATCATTTTTTAGCAAACGCCCCCAGCGCCTTGACGATCACGTACTCAATCACTGCTTCGGGGTCTTTCTTTAGCTGCTTCAGCCCAAATGCGTGCAACTTTTTGGCCGTCTTAGCGTCATAGGTTACGTCGACTAGAACCTGCTTCGGCGCAGGCCGTGCTTTGCCAAAAGTAATTTTGCCTAGATCCTTCATTCGCCCTCCTTCGTTTTCTTCGCCTCAACGGCTTTTGCCTTAAATCCCTCGGCCTGCTTAAGCATTTCCGTGGCCATAAGAACGGCCAGATCCAGCCGAGTGCGCACTGCATCGTACTGCTTCTTCAGCAAATTCTTCTTCGCACGTTCCAGCACGGCCAGATGCCAAGTTAAACGCTTAACGCTCACCACTGCCCCATTCCCCACCTGTGGCGATTGGCACGGGCCTCTCTCACACAGTCGGCGTACTGCTCCGGCGTGTAGGTGCCGATGACGCGGGCGCAGAACATGGTCAGGAGATCGGCTAGGCTCACAGCACCGCCTTCGGCAGCGGCCCCGCCAGTTTGTATTGGTATTTGCTGGCGTCGTATTCCAGCGGATAGCCAAAGAAGTCGCGCAGCAGATCGATGTCCCGCTGAATCGTCTTGTAGCTACATTCAAGCTTAACACCCAACCTGGCACAGCTCGGCAGGGTCATATCCCGGCGCAGCATTCCAGCGATTACTCCCAACCGTCGGAACGTCGGCCGAGTATCGCCAAGGCCCGCAGCGCGATTGCGTTTAGATGCAAACGTGGCGGCTTTGGTACTCACTTCATCACCTCCACCATCGCCACTTTCGGCAACCGCATCGCGTTAAACTGCTTTTCACTGGCAGCGAATACGTCCACAACAGGCAACTTCCCACCGCTCGCCTTTTTGCTCTTTACTGCCGTGCCGGTATCCACGGCCACCCACTCACGCTTCCCGCCCATCACGCGGATCTTTGACCACAACGGAATGATGTCTGGATCGACGGCGCAGTGACGGCCAGCCCGCAGGCGTGTGCCAGTGCTCGACTGATAGCGGCTGCTCCATTCGTCCTCGCCGGGCCAGTAGCCAGTAATCCGAACCTTAATTTTCTTAACGTCGATCTTCTTGGCGATCGGGCGCAAGTCGATGAGTGCGTTGCCTAGCTTTGTGGTTGTGAATCCCAATAGGGCGATGAACGAAAGCAGCATCCTCATAGCCCGCTCCTGATGCGCTCAATCAGATCGTTCTCGCGTCCTTCAGCAGCCGCCAGCGCAGCCTTCGCCTCCGCCAGCTCACGGGCCAGCGAGCGCACGCGGTTCAGCAACTGCTCGTGGGTGGATTGTTCGGGTAGAATCTCAATCATTTTGCAGTCCTTATCCGAATTAGTTTTTTGTATTCAACAAAACTGTTTTCAAACCCAAGCATGGATAAAAGCAATTCCACCGAAAAGATGGTGCTACTAAATCTTTTTAGACTTTCTTTTATTATTCCAATGGCAAGAGAGTCATGCGGTTTTTTGCGTCGGATTAGTCGCAGCGACGCATTTATACGTGCTAAACAGTTGCAAATATGGCTTCGGATTTCTCGTGGGCACTCTCCGCCTTTTTTATTAATGTGATATTTAAGATATCTTTTTATGTGTATTTTTTTTCTCATTTAACATCTCCTCTGGGATCGTACTTTTTAAGCCAACGCCACACCTTGCAGATAGACGTGAACGCCTCAAATGCTTGGGCAACTTGCTCGGCCGTGTAGCGAACGTCCTGCAACTGGCCGGTGACTGGATCGATCAGAATGTTTCGGCAGGCCATTCCGTCGTCCGTGAAGGCGTACGCATAGGCGCTGAGCTGAAGCAGATCAGTTTCGTAGCCTGCCGCCTTGCCGTTCTTAAATTTGCGTGTTTTAAAATCCACCACCTCGATCTCGCCGTTGATGTCGCAAATAAGATCCACCCGGCCTGCGTATCCTTCTGCTTCATTAACCATCACCGATTCACTGGCGTGAACTTTTGTGACGTCTTTGTGCCATTCCTTTAGCGATGCGAAGTGAGGCTCATATCCTTTCACCAGCTCGCCCGGCTCCTCGCCGTTGATTATGATTTCAGCTAGGGAATGAATCTGCGTGCCTCTTATGGCAGCGGCCTCCACTTCCTTGCGGCTGTCCAATACCACTCGCTTGGCAAAGTCACTGTCGGCCTCGCCATCGTTCCGTGGCAGCGACAAAGCGGATAGAATCGCCTGCTCCTCTTTCCAATTCATCAGCCCTTGCTTGCTGGGGCCTGCGGCTCCGAGGATGGTGGTCACGGACGGATACGCCCCCACCTTGCGGGCGGATCGCAAGTCACCGTGGCACGACTCACCTGACGCCAGGTAATAGTGAGACGACTCCGTCTTTGCCGTGGCAATAAGCGCAGCCATTACTGCCAGTCCTTCAGCAAGCGCATGGTCATAAGGGCCAGCACGACTGCGGTGGTTGGGAATACGATTTGAACTATCAAAGTTAGGATTTCCATTTTGGTATTCTTTCTGGCCGAGGTGGGGATTGCCCACCCCGGCCAAGTGCTCAGAACGGCACGGGAGTCCCGTCGGCATCTAACTCGACGACGGCTGGTTTCGGTGCGCCAGGGCGATTGCATTTTCTGACGAAGTCCTTATCGACTTTTATTTTGTTCGCACCGGCAGGCAGTACCGCCTGCACGTTTGCGTATGTAGAGCCATCACGCTCCGCATGTGTCACAAGGATCTGGCACGGCTTACCGATAAGCGTTTCCAGATCCAGATTCTGCGGTGGCGCCTTTTTGGCATAGGATTTCAGATCTTTGAACAGAGCTGCTTTCTCATGCAGGCTCAGTCCGTAACGCCGGCCGATGGTGAACGGCCGCCCGTCCTCCATCTTCTCAGCGATCTGCCAGACCAACCTGATCTGGTGCTTCTTTCCATACTGCGTTTCCACTACGCCGAGATCCTCAACGTCGCAGAACACTGCGTCGTGATTCCCTTCCGGGGCTGGCGTATATGTGCCCCCTCTT